TTTTCTCTATCTAATTCAGTAGGTCCTCCCTCAAACAAATCTCCAAAGGTTCCTATCTTTTCGTTGTCAACTACAAATACTTCACCAGCACCACCGCCAACAGACATAGCAGCAAATCTTTTTGCACCCGATAATTTATTTAATTGTTCTGCTTTCTTTGTGCCTTTTTTTAAATTAGGATTTTTTGGATTTACATATTTACCAGATTTTTTTGCATTGATTGCTTTTTTTGCTAATTTTTCAGCAATTGCATCAGCACTTTTTAATGCAAGTTTACCTCCACCCACACCAAAACCAATTACTTGAGTTAACGCTTCTGATATTTTACCTGCAGCTCTTTGATCTGCTAGTTCTTCAAAAGGATTTATTGTATCAAAAAATTGTTCTACTTCTGCTACTGCACTAATAGTTGAATCCCTTGTAGATGGCACTCCAATTAATTGACCTGCGCCTAGATCCATTAATTCTGCTGTTAAAGATGCTACACCTTCTGGTATTTTAATTCCTCCAGATGCAATTCCCGCTACGAAAGAAGTAAGACCACTTACTTCACTATTTTCTTCAGCAGGCAATTCGATATCTGTTTCATCAAAACCCGCTTTTACTAAGTCTTGTTTGTTTTCTTCTGTAATTTTTTTCTGTTTCTTTTTCTCCTCTTCTTCTTCAGGAGTTAAAGGTTGAAATCTCGGATCATCTAGGCTTAGAGTAGCCATAGGTTAGTTCTCGTCTATTTCAAATGTTAGAGGATTTAATCTGTAAGTTCCACCTGTATTATCAAAAACTAAAAAACCAGATGATACTGGATCATAGATAATATCACCTGCACCATATGCGTCTGTAGGTAATTCTAGTAATTTTCCTTTTGTATCAAATGAATAAGGTTTAAATCCTTTATATTTAGATAGTATTTCAGGTTCTGCTTCTCTTCTAAATTTAGTTAAGTTAAAAGCAGTTTGGTTAGGAGCTGATTTTACAGCAGGGTTTTTACTTTCTTGAAGTGTAGATGTCAAAGAGTCTACAACATTTTCAAATGCAGGTGTTACTTGTTGACCTGCAGCGGTTGGATTATCTTTTTTAAATTGTAACTCGGCTATTTTATTTTTACCCTTTTGTATTTCTAGATCAATTTTATTTTTTAACTTATCATCAGCTTGGGCTGCTTTTTGTTGTATTTCTAAATTTTTAACTTTTAATTTTTCATCTTCTATTTCTTGATTTATATCAGCTAAAACTCCTTCGACAGCCATGTCTTCATCTGATTTTCGTTGTGCTGATAAGTTTGAAAAAAGCTGTGCTGTAGGACCTTCAAATGCTTTAGCTAGATTAGCTGCTGTACTACCACCACCTGTTTCTGAAAAACCACTTAATCCACCTTGGATAAGTAACTGTGCAATTGGATCAAAAGCAGGTTTAGAAAATTCTTCTCTAGCTTTTTTTATTCTTTGAGAGGGTGTTCCATTTGAAAAGTTATCTCTTATACCAGAAAGAATGCCAGTGTTGACATTACCACCTCCTCTAAACATAGGTCTTTTAAATACTTTACTCATAATTATTAACCAAATAATCCACCCTTATACAACCCTGCTAGTGTAGCACCTGCGCTAAGTGCAGTTTGTAATCCGCTAGGTTTAGGGGTTGTTTCAGTTATATTTCTACCCGGGTATCCTGATATTAAACCCATGATTCCTGAACCATATTGCTGTGCAATATTTAATGGTTGATATAACTGTGAATATGCTAATTGTTGACTTGCATCAAGACCCGCTTGTGTTTGCGCTTGATTTAAACCACCTAATGTAGTTAATCCAGAAATTTCTGCACCTGCTAATGCAGGAGATGTTCTAGCTAAATTCATATTTTGTCCAAAAGCTTGGTTAGCTAATGCTTGTGCTTGACCAAAACCAGTTTGTCTTAGGTTTGCAAGTATAGAAGCTCTGTTTCTATCTGATTGAGCGCCATAAACTGCTTTTTGTACACCTTCTCTACCTCCACCAAAAGCACCTGAACTAATTGCTGATGCAGATAAACCTGGTACACCTGCTTGTGCTTGAGCATCAAAATCTGCCATTGTAGTGTCAATGACATCTTGTTGATATGGAGACATAAATTGTTTATATGCATTTGGGCCTGTAAAACTTTCTGCAGCTTTTAAAAAAGGAGCGTATGAACCTAAACCACCTGCTTTACCTATTGCCTGTTGTATTAATGGATCTAGACCTGCAACAAAATTAGGCCCCATAACTTTAGAAAGGTCAGCACCTTTTAATCCACCAATAGCTTTTTTTAATTCATCTAAATAAAGTTTTGATTCTGCTTCTATAAATGTAGCCGGATCTACAGTTTTTGTTGCCATTATACTCTTCCTCCGTTTTCTAATTTTTTCATCATGTCATACATACGTTGTGCACCCATGTTGACATCACCGTCACCCATTCCTCTTACAGCATCTGCTGTGAATACAAATTCATTGTTAGATAACATAGCAGGTATGTCATCTTCTTTTTCTTTTACACCAACTGGTGGAATAAATCCACCTGTTTCTCTAAGGTCTAATTCTGTAGCTCCTGCAGGATTCTCATTCAAAGGTAATCCCATGATGCCTGAAGCCTGAACCGCGTTTTGCTCCGGATCATTACCAAAAGCATAACCTATTCTACCACCATTTGCTCTGTTTTGAACTGGTATATTGTTTCTAACAAACTCATCTACTTCATCTTGTCCTACTCCAGGATTTAATAATTTATATCCGTTAGCTAATTCCATTTTTAAAGTTTCTATATCTTTAACGTTTTTAAGATCTACACCTGTTGCTGTTAAAGCCTCTATCGCGCGTCCACCTAAAGCTCCTATACCAAATACTTTAGACATTTGACCAAACGTAGGTTTAGCTCCTTTGGCTACTCCAAGTCCTAATTTATCTATACCACCCTTGAATAAATTACTTAAACCAAACATAGCATTTTTACCACCTAAAAAAGTGCTTGCTCCTCCAGGTATTAACATAGGTGCAAAATTTAATGCTGCCATAGCTAGCAATGGATTATCTTTAACAGCACCTGTTATACCTTTAACACCGCTTTTAATACCCTTAGTTATTTTTTTAACCAAGCTGCCTAAGCCATACATTTGTCTTGATTGTTGCATACGTGATATTGTCATATTTATATAATTAAACTAGTTTAGGGCAGGTATATAAACCTGTAAATTCTATACTTTATTTGATTTTTTTGTCAACGTCAATACGTTTTAAAGCTTCTAATTGATCATAAAATCTACCACAATACTGATGCTCTCCAACATGTGTAATGTAGTCTAATGCATAGATATATACCTTACCTCCCATGTCTGTCCATCGTTGACAAAACCCAAAATCTTCACCAAAATACCTTTTAGTTTCTACATCATGAAGTGTATCAAATAAATTGTAAAAATTTTCTTTTGACGTTTCTTTACCATTAACTATAGTAGGTTGATATATTCTTAATTCGGGGTGATGTTCTATCATTTTTTCTATAACTTTTCTTTTAATTAACATACATCCTGTAGGAGCATGACTAACTTCTATAACACCATGATTAGATACAATCTCTTCTTGATTATTTATTTTAATTGGAAAAAAATAACCTGCTTTTAACAAATCATCTTTTGTTTTTACTAAATCTGTTAGGTGTAATTTTGACCACATTCTGTCCGTGTCAATCATTTTCATTGGATAAGGACAAGAAATAACGTCTTTATCCGCACCTATCATTTTAAATATTGTGTTTGCTTCAAAATCTATATCTGAATCAATAAATAATAAGTAATCATAGTTATCAACATGATTAATAAATTCTGCTGCACATAAATTTCTACCTTGAGTAACTAAAGATGACTTTAATAAAGTAAAACTAACTAATATATTTTGTTTCATACATTCCATTTGAAATTTTAATACTGCTTGAGTGTAATGCATTGAAACATCACTATGACATGGAGTACAAACCATTATTTTAGCTGCAGGTTTTCTTTCTAAATTTATTTCTATAGTTTCTGTTTCTACATTTTTTTCTTTTATCGTTTGATAAGTATCTTCATTAAACCAAATAGGTTCATTATTTTGCATTTATTGCTCCTTTTATAAATCTATTCCAAGTATTTCCTTTTATTTTCCAATCATAAAAATAATTAACAAATTTTTTTTGCATTTTTAAATGTTCTATTATATTTGAATCTTGTAAAGATAATGCAGCCATTTCAATACTTCCTGCAAATTTTTTAGCTAAACTTTTATAATCATTAGAATAAGGAACATACATTGGAAACTCAGCTCCTGTTTCGTATAAAGCGCCATAATTAGTTGTTACACAATAAAGTCCAGCAGCCATGGCTTCTAATAGAGATATACAAGATGTCTCCTCCCAAATACTAGGATATACAAACAATCTATAATTTTTTAGATTTTTTTTAATATATTTATTGGATTTATATCCAATGTAATTAACGTTTGATAGTTGTTTTGCTTGATTATATAAATCATGATAGTGGTGATCATTGTGATCATAAAATGCTTTACCATATATTTCTGTTGATGAATAAACATCTAAACTAATCAACGGATTTTTAACAAGTTGCATTGCACCTAATAAAACAGATAAACCTCTCCAAGGAGTACAATGATGTATAATTTTTATGGGATCACCTTTTTTATAAATAGTTGAAACAGGTTCAATATTTTCTATACCATTTTTTATAACTAAACATTTTTCTGTAGGCAACTCAAATTTTTTAGTAAACTGTTCAAAGTTCCAATTAGAATTAAATACATACCAATCATATTTATTATGATTTGATTTATCCTTAAACCAGTTAATCAAATTTCCTTGATCCCAAGAATTTTTTTGCCATAAGATATTTATCTTATCTAAACTAAGTGGTATTTTTTCTGGAACTGATGTACAAATTTGAACTTGATCTAATAACTCTGGATCAGAATTGTTTTTTAAATATTCAAATTGAAGTTCTGTTCCGCCTTTAGGATTTTGGTTTGTCATTATTTTGATTCATAACTTTCTGTAAAACGTTTAATCCTTTTGGCGATACTTGAACAGTAAGATCTTGAGCAATATGCTCTGCTACTGTTTCAGTATTTGGATCAGCTATATCAGCTTCTTTCTCTGCTTCATCTTTATATATTTTATTTGTTCTAGTATTTCTTAACACTACAGTAGTAGTGCAATCAATTTTTAATAAGTCTTCATTTGCCATTAACCATTCTCCTGTGATCTGTCTATTAAAGCATAGCTTACAACACCTGTTATTTCATTTGCTGTACCTGCTTGCATTTTTATAACATCTCCTGCTTCTAAATTCAAGGTATTTACAATCATATTTGTCATGCCTTTATTAAGTTGCGCATGACCTATTTCTAGATTACTACCACCAGATTTTTTTAAATATAAGTCAACATCTACGTTTGATGCATCAATATGACTAGCCTGTACAGTTTTTACAATTGCCACTGCAGAAGTAGCTATTGTTAATACTGTGGTTAAATTAGTATCTGTTAAATCAAACACTGAACTTTTATATTGTATTGTCATGATAGAAAGTAATTATACGTATCTTGCTCTTCTTTCAAGTCATTTTGAAATGAAAAATTAAGTTGATCTTTTAAAGTAGACACAGATTCTAAAATTTGTCTTTGATTTTCAACTTCATATTCTTGTTTTGGTTCGGGTATATATGCAGTTATTTTAGCCATTATCTCCTACCATCTGGTTTTGCATCTAATCTCAATGTGCCATAACGCCATTTTTCACCTACAGAATCATTTTCTATTTTTAATGCTACTAATCTTGCTCTTGCACGAGTGTCTACTTTATCCGTAGATGAGGTTATTGTAAAGGGTCCAAGTGGTGAGCTTGATGCAGTATTATTTGGATAATCATTTAATAACAAAGTAATTTTAGAGTTACCAGTTAATACTTGAAAGTCTGGTATAAATCTTTTTACAGACATAAAAAACTCTCCATCACCTCTATAATCTATATTACCGGTAGATGTTCCCATCATCCCTTGTCTAGCTGTAATATCAAAATCTCCAGATTGTATAAAAGCATTAATTGAAGTAGTACCAGAACTATTTACTTGATCAGTTCCTTTTTCATGTTCATAATAAGTAGATGCACCATAAGTCGCTGTTATACCCTGTATAGGAAAATTAGGTAAAGCTGTTTTAATATATTCAGTTGCATATGGTAGATCATATACTCCTGTATCTATGTAAGTTGTTCTAGATAGAGAAGAAGTCGTCCATAGATTTTCTGCATAATTATATACCACACATCTATTAAGTTGTTCTGAACCGAAGCTTGCATAAAACCAACTAATTTCATTATATAATGAATTGTGTTCACAATATATTAATTGGCCAGCATTAAAATTTATACCTAAATTATCTCCATCTGTCGTAAATACAAAATCTTCAACTAAACAAGGAAGAGCTTTTACAGTACCATCGTACATAAAAAATCCACCTTCGCCCGACATCCAAAATACAATACCGTTGGAATAACTTAATGCATTTTGACCAATCAATCCACAGTTTGTACCAACTTGTCGAATACTAAATGTAAATGGTGGTCCAACATATTGAATTACATAGGCAGAACTATCTGTTAAAACTAATGTATAATCTTTACCAGATACTGCCCCAATAATTTCATTACCTTTATCTAATCTAAATGTTCCTGCTGTATTAACTGCAGTCGGTTGATATTCATTAAAGTTTTCTTGATCACTAAATCTAATAAACATTGGGTCTTGTGTTGTTGTACTTCCTACAGTTGTTTCTGTGCCAAAATGAAATACATGTCTATCTCTATCAGATACTTGTGTTATTTTTGTTTTAGTTGGAGCGTTTGCCATAATAGTTGCTCTAACATTTCTAGCTGACGCAGCACCAGAATTCCAAGTAAAAGTTTCTCCGTTATGAATAGTTGCAATAAGTATTTGGCCAAAGTTATCTAACGACCACAAACCTGGATCAAGCGTTACAGTAGATGTTAAAGATCCCTGCCCCCATGCAATATAAAATTCAACAGAAGCACCACTAGAATGAGCAGATCTAGTACCCGCAACCGCTCTTGTAATACCAGTTAAATCATTTCCAGTTATTCCAGTATAGGAAATATATTCAGCGCCAACTCTAATAGTTCCTCCTGTATTTGGAAAATTTGTAGTAGAGGTTAAAGTAATACTTGTACCAGATCCTCCTGTACCAGAAGTATTATCACTTAAAGAACCATTTAATGTAGATGTAACACCAGATGCACCTCCCCAACTAGCTGTACCCCAACCAAAACCTGCAGTTTGAAACGTTGGACCTACGATTACATATGGATCAATTTGTGCAGAACCTGTTCCTGATGTAGCGCCAGCAGAATTAGTTGGCATTATAATTTGAAATGTATCATTTGTTCTACCACGTATTTCAAATGTATTATCTGTAAAATCTGTTGTTGCATATCCAGAACCTGTTGGAACAGTAACAGATGAAAATGTTATATATCTACCATTCAACAGCCCATGTGATGCTTTATTAACAGTAACTGTAGAAGATCCTGATGTTGTAGTAAAGTTAGCACCTGTTACTACATTATTATCTATTGGAGTAATATCAAAAAACTCTCCTTCATAATATATAAATAAACCTTGAGATGTTCCTATAGCTACATATTTTTCTCCAGCAATAGATGTAAAAGCATGTTGAGCACGAGCTGCTCCAGGTAAAGTTTTATTAGTATCAGTAAGCTGTGACCAACCTCCTATTTTTTCAGGAAGTCCATATCTAAATCTAACAAAGTCTCCATCTACCCATTGAGATTCACCAGCTGAGTCTGTAATTTGTTTGTTAAAACCTGGTTTAAAATTTAATTTTTGTAACATATTTAAATCACTTGTAAAAATCTATAACTAATTTCTCCATCACCACCTGCAGCACCTGCAGCAGTAACATCTTCAGTACCGTATTGAGCACCACCTCCACCACCTCCAGATCCTCTTGTACCTACAGTTCCTCCAGTTGATCCTCCTTGCGGTGATCCAGCTCCTCCAGATACGTTTCCGTCATAAGAAGCTCCTCCATTTCCACCACCAATTTGACAGTTATCTCCATTACAGTTACCTGGATTAATTCCAGCAGCGCCATCACCAGAATCATTAAATGTACCTGTTGGACCCGAAGTATTACTAGTTACATTTTTAACGCTATTATCTGAATCTGTAAAAATTCCTGAAGTAATAGCCGTACCACTTATAGTCGTTGTTCCTGCTGTTCCCGCTGTATTATTTCTTACAGGTCCTGAAACACCTCCTCCTGAGGCCGAACCACCACCGCCACCATTTAATGTAATTAAACTTCCTGTTGTAGAACCAGATAATGTTGTATTTGTACCAGCACTGGAACTTCCGCTATATCTGTCGGAGGCTGTATTGTTAGCTGCACCACCAGATCCTATAGCATAAGTTATTGTTTCAGATTCAGTAACAGAAATTATTTTGTCAGATACATATCCACCCGAACCACCACCAGCTCCTGCAGATTCTCCACCTGCTTTATCGTAACTCGCTCCACGAAATCCACCGCCACCTGCACCCACAGCAAATTTAATATGAATTGCATTAAATCCAACTGGAACAACAAATGTTCCAGATCCAGAAGCCAGAGCAGCAAAAGATGATGCTGCAAGACCACCTCCACTAGAACCTATAAGTAAATTGTAGTGAGTCATAGTTTTTCCCTATGATAATTGTCCACCAGTAATTACAAATGTATTATTTCCTACACATAAAATTGTAGCTAAACCACGTGAGTTTAATGTTCTATCTCCATCAGCTCCCGTCTGTACCCAATACATAACTGCACCAGAAGTTCTAGTTATTGATATAGTATTAGTTGCATGATTATTAAAAATTGAAATTGATTTTCCTGCATCAGCACTTCCGAATACACCTACGGGAACAATTATATTAGAATCTGTACGAATAAATTTACCATGATCAGCAAGAGTTAATGTATAAGATGCTGATTTATCTAAACGAGGAACAGTTCTTATTTCACCTATTTGATCAACCATATTTCCAGCAGTTGTTGTAATATTATTTGCTGCTGTAACATTATCACTTATAGTAATACCACTAACGTTTGTATCATTAGTTACTGTAAGGTCAGTAGCATGTATACTATTTGTAGTAATACCTGATGTAATTGTACTAGCTATTGATGTAATTCCTTCTTCAATATTAGTTCCATCAGAATATAAAATTTTCTTTCCTTTGTCCGTTGCAGACCAAGTAATTCCTGTTCCTGATTGTGTTTTAAAAGTTACAGTATGAGCTCCGGTTGTTCCGTTTTGTACAATATAAGTTTTAGTAGGGGGATTACCAGAAGTTGCATCATTTGGAACTATTACATTAACGTTTCCTGATATATTTCCTGTTAATTTTAATACTTGATTTTTACCATTTGATAAAGCTCCATCTGAAAAAGTTAAAGTAGCACCTGATCCAGAACCGACTTCAGCGTAACCACCTATTGCTTGTTCAAGAATAAGTAGGTTAGTATTGGTAATTTGACCCCAGGTTCCTGAATTTTCTCCAGTTTGTTGTACTGTTAATTTTAAATTTGCTGATGTAGAGTTTGCCATATTTTAGATTCCTTAAATTTAGCTATATTATTCAATTTATTAAACAGTGTCAATGACTGTATTATAAAGGAGACAGTGGGTGGTATGTGGTGGAATCCACTGCCTCCATCATAATATACTACCTTTTAAACCAAGATGGTAGTCCTAAATGAGGTCGTGTATCAAACATATTTTCTTTTGCACCTAATGTTTTACGATTATTATAGTGTAAAAAAACTTGAATACATTCTTTACCTTTAAATTTATTT